ATCACGCTTATAAGGTTGACCAGAAGCATTAGTTGCCACATACCAATCAAAATATTTTCGTGTGTGATTCTTACGAAGCCATTGTTCAATATCTTTTCTTGTTTTTCTGGATGGTTCAAACGATACCGAACCTGCGGTAAATCCCATAGGTTGCCAGTAATCTAAATTATCATACTGAGATAGACCACCCGCCTTTGTTTTACCATATAGTGATGTTGTTGTCACACCCACAAGTTTGTCACCATAAGCTTCTTCCCACATTTTTTGTATGTCTGTAGTAAGGCATAACAATGCAAGAAGTTTACCGCCAACATAATTGTAACCTAGTGGTTGTAAAGGTACAATTGTAGAACCGATTGCGGTATGGTTGATCATTGAACCTTGAGTCTTCTTTTCTCTTTCCCAACCAATGAAGGTGTCTCTTGGTGTTAAATCAAGAAAGTCGGAACTAATGCAAATCACACCAAGATACTTCTTAGTAGGTTTGTCTCTTACAATAAAGTTTAGGTTACGACCAATGTTGCTATTGTTCTTCATTGTAGAAGAGAATGTACGAATACTATTCCACAATTCTGGTAAATCTTTACCTTTATTTGTGCAAATCAGTTCTGGTTCAAGTGCTAAATAATCTTCAACATCAGTTGGGTTCCAAAAGTTGGCTTTAATCTCCTGAATTGCACGGCGTTGTCCTTCATCTGCAAGGACTTCTTTGTCGCCTTCCCACAAGTCAACAACCTTAACTGTAGGATACTTTTCTTTAATCTCACACCACTTTTGGTACAGAGTGTACTCTTTGACATCCATCTGAGACACATAGGACAACTCACGGATAGTTCTATCACGGAGTTCTTCCTCATTAACATCTTCATAGGACTCTGGTGGGTTTTTTTCTAACCACTTAACCCACTGTGTTTCTACATCATCAATAATTTTAGCCATTATAAAATTTTATCCATTTATTTTTTTCTAACAATTCTCTTAATCATCTTTTCTTGTTTTCTTTTGGCTTGAGCCATTGCAACTGACCCAGCGTAATTAGTAAACTTAACACCATTTAGATGATCTAACTCATGCAGGTAACATCTTGCAGTTAGACCATCTAATCTTGTTTGTGTTCTTTCGCCATTTTCATTTGTATATTCTACTTCGATCCATTTTGGTCTTGGAATCTTTAAGAAGAAAGCCGGGAATGAAAGACAACCTTCATTATCTTTTATAAGCTCTTCCGATACTTCAATGACTTTTGGATTAATACATGCCATTTGAAATTGATCCGTACCAATAACAAACACACGCTCTCTTACAGCACATTGATTGGCAGACAAACCTAATCCACTATAAAGTTTCATAGTCATCTTTAATCGTTTAACCAAATGTGTCATGCTAGTATTAGGAAGAACACCAATAAACTCAGGCATAATTTCTGCCATCATAGGATGTCTTTCATCAAACACTGAAAGAGGTTCAACTTTTTGTTCTGGCTTCTTTAGGCCAGCCGCAACATCGGTATTAATTGTTAACACATCACTCATTTTACCATCCTACTAAAATTATTTGCTTTCTCAAAACGAATCACATTAGCAAATTTGTCTTGTAAAATATCACCCTTATGGGATATAACAAACAGATTTACACCTTCTAGCATATGAAGAATCTTCATTAGTTCTTCTGTGCCATTTGTATCTAGGCTTGAATCAAACACCTCATCAAGTATCAACAAATTTGTATTAGATGAATTCTTCAACTTGGCAACTGCACGCCATGTTAACATCAATGCCATGTCAATACGTTGTTTCTCACCTTCACTAAAATTGTTGTAGGTGAATTCATCACGATACCTTGACTTAATTGTTTCCCTGAAAGACTCATCAAGGTTAAAGTTTACAAAGAAATCCAAAGACGCTAAATACTTGTTGACCAACTTGTTTATAATTGGTAAATATTGTTTTATAATTTTGGTCTTAATTCCAGTGTCTTTTAATAAACTAGAGGCGATTTCATAATATGATTTATCTTGTATTAATTCTTTCAAGCTTACTTGCAGTTGAGACAAAGAATCCTTTAATTCTTTTAGGTCTTGTTCTTCTTTCTCTGATGATACTTTCGCTTGCTTAAGACCATCAATTTGTTTTTGTAATCTTTCGATATATCTATTAGTTTCAATAATAGAAGTGTTTTTGGTTGCAATGTCAATCTGTAATACCTGAATTTGTTTTTGAATTTCAGTTATGTCATTCAGTTTGGTTTGTTCTGCCAATAACTTAACTTCTAATTGTGTTAGACCATGTTCACATTCTGTGGCTTTGGTCTGAAGAGTTTGTAACTCCGTTTCCTTAAATTCGGTGGCAATGGCCTGCCTGCACGTTGGACAATCATCATTGTGTGCAAAGAAACTGATATCTTTACGAAATTTGGATAGATTGCTTTCAATCTGAGATTCAAGTTTTGTAATCTTCTTAACCTTATTCTCAACCAAAGTTTTTTCTGCCACCAAGTTTTGATGCGTTTCGACTTGTGAGGAGAGGTTAGCAATTTCACCATGTAGGGTTTGTATGGTACTTGTATTGATTCGTATCTCACCAGCATATTCTGCCACCTTATCTTCGTTGTTTTGTTTTAATCCTTTGATATGTTTATCTTGTAAATCATATCGTTGTTGTGTCAATTCAATTTCAGATTTGCTTTGCAACATCACATCTTTATTGTTGGTCAACCTATCTTTTAACAAACCATTCATGGTAGAAAAGATTTGAATATCCAACAAGTCTTCAATGATTGCTCTCCGGTCTGATGACGATAGTTGCATGAACGGAACAAATGATGCAGAGCCTAGAATTACAATTTGTGTAAATGATTTGTAGTTCAACTTCAGGATAAACTTTTCAAGGTATTCTTGGTAGTCTCTTGCAGCTGCATCCTGATTCACTAACTCACCATCACAATAGATTTCGAACTTGTTGGGTTTAATACCACGAACAATTTTATATGATTTGTTATTGGTATCAAATTCAACTTCAATCAAACAATCTTTACCATTAATTGAATTAAGTAGATTGGGTTTGTTAACATTACGAAAGGCTTTGCCGAACAAACCAAAACACAATGCATCAAGCATAGTTGATTTGCCAGAACCATTCTCACCAACAACAAGTGTGTTGGTGTTATTGTTAAGCTTTATTTCAGTAAAATAATTCCCGGTTGAAAGTAAGTTCTTCCAACGCACATAACGAAAAGTTATCATTCAGTTGTTTCTGTATTCAATGCTTCAATGTAGAGTTCTCTCATTAGAGTTTTCAATTTATCACTCTCAACATTCAAGGTTAAATTATCAATATACTTAGATAGTATGGTCATAGTGTCTTCGGCCTGATCAATCAATTCTTGGTCATTCTCAACAATCGTATCTGTAAAATCTTCAACAATTGATATGTCAGAGACACCAGCTTTATATAAGTTATCAATCACACTATCAAACAAGTAGGGATTTTGTTTGTTAACAACAATCACCTTCACATATGACTCTTTCAACGGAGTGAAATCGTATGACTTCCAAAACACAAAATCTTGTTCGCCGTCATCATAAGACAACTTATGAAACATGCGATATGGATTCTGTATGAATTCAAGTTCACGGGTATTCGTATCAAAGATATGAAAGCCTCTTGCATCATTATAGTCAGCCCAAGTCATTTCACCCGGAGTGCCAACATAGTAAATATGCCCGTCATTTGATTTGTGATGAAAGTGACCTGTCAATACGATATCATACTTGTTTAATGGCTGTTTGTCAATACCACCATGACAAACATTGCCACGATCCATTTCAAACCCATCGATCTCAAAATGCCCAAAGCAAATTTGATTCTTACTGTTTTTTATTTTGGTAAAGATTTCATCTTGATTGTCGGCACAAAGCCAAGGCACAATATCAATCTCCACACCATCAAACATTACTGAATCAAACCCGTCATATATCCTAATGTTTTCATAGTCTTGTAATAACAAACTGGTAGAGTTTACTTCAAGTGTATTCTTAAAGGCAACATCATGATTACCAAGTAAAGTATGAAGTGAAATATTGTTGTCACGAAATTTATCAAAGAAGTATTTGCGGCACAGATACAGGGAATTGAAATTAATAAACTTTCTGCGATCAAACAAATCGCCAAGCTGAAAAACCGTATCAATCTTATTTTCGATTAGATACGGGAAAAATACTTCATCATAGAATTTTTTATAGTAGCGGTGAAATTCTAATGAATCTCCACGCATACCGTGGTGTGTATCACCTAATATACAAATTTTCATAGCTAAATTCTAACACAAAATTGAGTGCTTGTCAATGATCTTCTAGGCAATTTTAGATAAACTTCTCAAGGCCTTTTGTCTTGCCTTCTTTTTTCTTTTTCTTGCTTTCTTCAAAGTTTTGAATGAATTCGGAAATGTTTTCATATAGCACAAACTGTTTCATGTTGCCGTCAGAGTCTTCATACATTTCATGCTCATCAAGTATACCAAACTGTTCTGTTGCCTTGTATTTAACATAGAGCTGTTTTTTCTCTTTCATAATACGGCGTAGAAAGGCAAAGTAAATAATCTGGGTAAAGTATGCAAATGGGTTCTTTGATTTAGTTGGATCAAAGTTACGAAAGTACATAAGGCAGTTTTCAATACCGTCTGATACCATTTCTTCCCGAAACGAATACGAGAAAAAGTTTGGCTTGCGAGACAGGTGATCTGCAATCTTTAGAAAACACTCTCCAATATAATTTGGAATCTGTGGGTCTTCTTTGCCTTCTGTTTTGGCAACATCACATTTTTCTTTATATACAACTAACGCATCTAAAAAATCTGCATTGTTTACATAGTGTACTGGTTTTTTCTCACTCATATTTACCTTCTTTTTTGCTTGACATGATTATCAATAACTGTTATAGTAGCGGTGTTCCGTTTGAAGATAGTTCATTAGATACCTTATCCAATAGATGTAACACTCTGGTTCGATATCCAAATCCCAACATAGAAGTCTTCTCTCCTGTTTTATAAGGAGGAGTTCTTCCAACAGAATGATATTGATCAGCAGTCAGATCAATAAGTTTACCTTCTTTATCAACTGCCCACCAGTGCCAAATGCCTTCATCATCAA